GTGATGCGGCAGAAGAATTACTTGAAGCATCAAAACGAGGTATGGAAAAAGTTACTAAAGTTTTGTCAAGTGCAAAAAATACAGTAATGCAAGGAGGAAAAAAAGTTTTTGAATGGATTACAGAAGGACCAAAAAAACTATGGGGCAAAGTCACAGAATTTGGAGAAAAGATTGCTCAAAAAGCCGCTAATCTTGGCAAAGGTGTTATTGACTATGTGAAAGGAAAATTTACCAAATATAGTAGATATCTCATTGCAATGATTAAAGATTCAAAAATTATGAAAAAAGTGATAGAACTTTCCGTCAAAAGATTAGGACCAGCAATAGAAAGATTACTCGCAAAGCTTGCAGCAGCGGTTCTTGGTATTTCTACTGGTGGAGTGATGACAGTAATATTTGGAATTCTTGCTGCATATGACATGGCAATGTTAGCATATGGTCTTTATCAGTTATTTTTTGTAGAACCTCCAGAAGGCGAAGGACTATACAAAGAAATAGAACAAATGGTAGCTGATTGGTGGAAAACACTAACTGAGCCAAGTAAAGAAGCGCCAGCTGCGATACCTGTAAGTGCGCCTCTTGCATTACCCAAAGCACCAGCAGCAACAGCAGCGCCATCAGCACAGGCACCAAAGGCTATATCAGCAGCACCAGCAGCAGCATCATTTAGCGGAATGGCAGGAACAACAAAAACAGCAGCATCCGCACCAGCGTCGGCACCTTCAGCAGCACCAGCTTCGGCACCAGCGTCAGCGCCGACAACACCCGCAGTAACACCAGCACCAGTAGCTCCAACACAGCCACTTACACCTGCATCTGCATCAGTATCAATTCCTTCAGCGCCATCTGCAAAATCAAGTGAAAGTCTTGATGAACTGAAAGCACAAGTAATCGGTGGTAAGTTGAACAACGGAGGACCAAGACAAAAAACAGTGGGAGCGATCATACATCATACAGCAGGTAGAGGTCTTGAAGCAACAATAAACACACTACAAAGCAGAGGACTTTCATATCACTATTTGATTGACAGAGATGGAAGAATCGTTCAAACACTTCCTGATAATTTAATTGCATGGCATGGCCATCCAAATGATAAAAAACCCAGCTTAACAAATTCTAATACTCTTGGTATTGCCACCGTAGCAAAAGACGATAGTGATGTCACACCAGAACAAATCTCTTCAGCAATAACACTTGAAGATGCTCTTGCAAAAAAATATGGTTTTCCAAAAACAGATGTATTTGGTCACGGTGAAGTTTCATCACACAAACATCCACAAGAAGGTGCTACAATTGTAAAAGCAATTCGTGGAGGTGCAATGCCCTCAAAAGAATTGAACATAGAAAATGCAAAAATACCTGTAATGACTGGTGGTGGCAGCCAAAGTCAAAGTTCTCAAATGTTAAATCAAAATATGGAAAAAACGAATGAGGATATGAACGAACTCAGAGGTGTTATGTTAGATATGCTTTCACAAAATTTAATGGGAGATTCTGGCGGAATGACAATTATTAATAATAATAATGTGAATGTCGTAAATCAAAAAGGATCAAAAAACAAAAAATTTACTGATCCTGATATCGCAGAAAAGATTTTCAAAAACGCATTCGCATTATAAAAAAACGCCACCCGAAGGTGGCGTTGCAGTTGATTAAGATAAAGGAGGTTTTAATCTTCTGCTAGAGACTTAAAGTAATCAAGTTCTTCATCTTCATCCAAGTCTGAAGATGTCTTTGGTGTAAAGTCTTCTGCTTTCGTTTTTGCAACTGGAGCAGCACCATCAATACCAAGAACTTTATCAAGCTTTGCTTTCAACATATCATAAGACTTGAAGTGTTTTGGGTCAAGAAACTCTTTGAGTGAGTATTCTTTTTTCCAAATTGTTTCAAGCTTTTCATCATTACCATCATACAAAGCTGAAGGAGATTCAAACTCAGACTTGTCATAGTTGCGATAACCTTCAACTTGACGAATCTTGATTTTGAAGTTTGCACCATTCCAGAAGTCAAATGGATTGACTGCTTTTTCATCTTCAAATTGAGGATTCATTGCTTCAGTCAACTTATCAAAGATTTTCTTACCAAACTTATACAGTTTGATTTGACCTTCGTTTTCTGGATTCTTAGGATCAGAAACAATCAACACATTCGCAATGTAAGTCAAACGGCGCTTTTGTTTACGCGCAATTTCTTTATTTGCTTCAATACCAGAGTTCCACAGCACAGAGTTGTATTCTGATACAGGATCTTTTTGACCGAGTGTGGTCAAAGAGTTCTCAATGTACCAACCACCAGGACCTTGAAAGCCATGATTGAATACACGCGCCCAAGGAAGAGCATCGTCACCATCTACTGCTGGTGCTGGCAGAAACCGAATGATTGCCATTCCGTTACCAGCTTTGTCTACTTCTGGTTGCCAAAAACGGTCATCGTCCTTAGAACCTTCTGCGGGAGAGTTGATTGAATCAATCGCTTTGGTAAGTTTTTGAAAATCGGTGCGATTGCTTTTTAGTTTGGAAAAGTCCATATATTACCTCGTATAGTAAATGTGTTTATAAAGTATGTGCATCTTGTCCACATGATTCATTATATACTTGTATATATGTATCGTCAAGAATTGATTGCACTGTTTTTATTGTTTTAGCCGTATCTTTGTGAAGAATGCCAATTCCGCCTGCCATATTGAAATCATCAATGACATCGGTTGTGTCATCAATCAATATAACATCAGACTTTGCATAGTTCGCTTTTAGATGACGACCAGGTACAATATTGGCTGTAAAGTCAATGTGATGCCTTTTCAACCAAACCTTTTTCTGTTTTTTCACTTCTTCGTGATGCAAACGACCACCCGAAGATGAAAGAATCTCTACGGGTATATCCAGTGAAATGATATACTTCAACAGTTCTTTACCACCTGGATACCAGTCAAGTGTCTCAAAGTTTCTACCGTCTACAAATGTATTCCAATTATCATCATGCTTTTCACCGCGCTCACGGCTGCTTGCTGCGTTTTGTTTGAAAACTTCTTTATATCTTTTATTGAAATCAGACAGAACCCCGTCCATATCAACCAATATTTTAGTTATTCGCATCGTATTCTTTCTTCAGTATGATTTTGTATTTCGTTGGTTCGAACATTATAAACGGTGTGTACTTCTTTATCTTTCTGCTGACAGTTGGATAATGAATGGTATCATTGATTTTCTTGTCCCATGCAGACAAAAAATTGAGCAGTTTGTTGAGTATGCATACTGTTTCAATTGAAATTTCATCATGTAACAATTTCTGAAGCAACTCAGGGTATTCACCGTCATGTATCATAAGCAAGTCATTAGGGTTCTTATGACTCACTAATGATGCAATTTCGTTCGTGAAAGTATATGTCAACGACTGAATCACTTTCTGTCGTTTGCGATACTGTATGTTGGACTCTTCAACAAGAAGGTTGCCCACCCACACATTAGGATCGTGAACGAGATTAGCAATAATAAAATCACGACCCTGTTCTTCATTTGCAAACCTACGACTCAGTTTATAAAAGTGCCACTTGTCTTTCCGATTCTCAAACGCATCAACGCTTGTGTTTACTTTACCGTTATACTTAAAGTAATCGTAAGAATCTGAATTAAAGTGGAGTTTGAGAGAAGTGTATAGAGAAAAGGCTTCATATCCTGTCATATCGGTAAACGATTACCTTTCACTTTCAACATGTTCAAACGCTCTGCTTGCTCATAAATCTTTGATTTAAGATTTGGTGTAATGAGTGAAGCTGCAACTTCCAATTCCAATCCAGTTACCTTACAATGCTCGGAAATAGCCTCAAGATATGTGTAATCTGTATTGGCTACCAACTGATCAATTTGCAAAGAAAACTGAAGCATTTCATCTTTAGTAGGCATTATTTTTCAGACGGATAAACTACGGGTGAATATACTTCATCGGTTTTCTTTTCAGCAAATGGCCAATTGTTATTTGGTATATTTGAAAAGTCAAACTTCACATCGGCTGCATGTCCCTCAAAATGATCCCACGATGGCGCAACTTCAAGTTGTCCGTCAATTACATAACCACAACCCTGCAGAAACTCTTTGAACCGATCTAAAATATCACCAAGAAATACTTCATTACAATTCATTTCCAATGTTCGTTCACCATCATTTGAATCAAAGCGAAATGTCAAGTTGTGTTTTTGTTCTTCAAAATGCATAATATAATTTCTCCGTTTATTTACGATTTGCTGCGTGTGCAATACAAACAATATCATCACTCTTGGCATACGAACACCGTACAGCAAGTGGGTCAATACCTTTTGTAATTGCGTTTTCAATATTTGCTGCCATTAGTTTACGATCATTTAAACCATAAATGCATACCGCAGCAACACTTGAGAGTAAAACCAAAGTTATTGCAACTATGGCTATACTAAAAACACCACTCAATCCTTTTTCCATAATCTTTTCCTTTTTGCTTGATAAAATACTCATTAGCTTCTTCTTGCCTTATTGTAAAATAAATGTCTGCCTATTTGTGCAGTATAGCGCATATTATTCCAACCAGGTTTCACATAATTTGCATGAAAGAACAATGCTCCTTTTGTTGGATCCCTAAAAGATTCTG